AAACTCTCTGACATATGTGGTGTCTCTCTTTCAGAAGGAAAAAGATTAAGAGAAAATTTTTATACTAACTTACCTGCATTAAAAACTTTAACTGATGCAGTTAAAAGAAAATATAGAACACAAGGATGGGTTAAAGGTTTGGATGGCAGAAAAGTAATATGTCGTTCAGAACATTCAGCATTAAATACTCTAATTCAAGGGGCAGGAAGTTTGATAGTAAAAATGGGAACTATAATTTTAAATGAAGACTTACATGCTATTGGACTTCAATGGGGTAAAGATTATGCACAAGTTCTACACGTGCATGATGAGATGCAATACGTAGTTAAGAAAGACAAAGTAAAAATATTCAAAAAAGCAGTAGAAGAAATATTTAATAAAGTGCAGAACCATTTTAACTTTAGATGTCCTTTATCAGGAGAAGTTAAAGTAGGACAGAATTGGAGTGACACACACTAAAGCAAGACCTTCATTTGATTTGGATTTAAAATTCGGTCAAGAAAAGGAAAACGAACTTCAAGAAATACTTCATAAAGAACCTATTGAATGTAAGACAGATAAACTCTGTAAAAGAACAGGTAATGTTTTTGTTGAATTTGAAGATGCAGGAAAACCTTCAGGTATTAGCATTACTAAATCTTCATTCTATGCTTTTTGTTTATATAAAGAAGAACGTAATAAGCAACAAATCTGGGTTCTTATACCAACTAAAATCCTAAAAAAATTAATGAAAAAATATCCCATCAAAAATGGTGGCGATAACTGGGAAGCACGTGGACACATAGTTCCAAAAGAAGATTTATTAAATTATGAAGTTTAAATATCAAAAATATAGAATAACTTGGTACGACCCAACCGCCAATTCAGAATGGCAAACTAAAAAAGAATTACAAGAATTTACACCTGAACAATGTGTAATTGAAGCATACGTTTTTTCAAAAGATAACAAGTTCGTTAAAACTTTTTCATCATGGACAATAGATGCAGATGGAGATTTTAATTTTGGAGACACGAATGTTTTACCCAAAGCAACAATAATAAAAATGGAGAAAATATATGAAAAACATAAATGAGTTCTTTGCCAACAAGAATAAAAAGATGTTGGTTGATGGAGACCTTCTAGTTTACAAGATTAGTTCTGCTCTAGAACAACCTATTGACTGGGGTAATGATATTTGGACATTAAGTGCAGATATGTCTCATGCAAAACAATTATGGAAACAATCTATTGGTTATTATTTAGGACATACACAATCAAAAGATTGCATTATTGTATTTTCTGATAAAGAAAACTTTAGAAAAAAAATTGATAGTTTTTACAAATCTCACAGAAAGAAAATAAGAAAACCAATTATCTATTCTGCAATGAGAGATTGGATTAAAGAAACACATCAATGTGCGTCTTATCCAAATCTTGAAGCTGATGATACAATTGGAATTTATGCAACATCTTTATACAAAGATAATTGTGTACTGATTTCTGGCGATAAAGATTTTAGAACTATACCTGCATGGCAATGCTGCATCATAGATGACCAGATTGAATATGTAGATAAAAAGTTAGCTGACAAAAACTTTTGCACACAAGTTTTAACTGGTGATACTTCTGATGGATATAAAGGATGTCAAGGAGTTGGCGCTATTAAAGCATCAAGAATATTACTTAAACCAAAAACTTTAAACGATATGTGGGATGCAGTAGTTAATGAATATCTACGCAATGGCTATGTTGTTGATGATGTTTACCATCAAGCAAGACTTGCCAGAATATTAAGAGCAGGTGAATACAATATTAAAACCAATCAACCAAAATTATGGAAACACAATTATGAAAAGTACAGATGTATTAGACAAAGCAAAAAATCTGCTTAGTGAAGATAGAGCAAAAACTCATGGGAATAAAATTATAAACCATGAAAATATAGCAAGACTTTGGACTGCTTACTTTCAAAATAAATATAAATTAAATTTTATAATTTTACCTGAAGACGTAGCAAGTCTTATGACTTTGCTAAAGTTAGCAAGAACACAGGCAGGAAACTTTAATCTTGATGATTATATTGATGCTGCAGGTTACGTTGCTATTGCAGGTGAGATTGCACAAGGAAGGCACAATCAAAGAATAAGTGCCACTTTGGGAGAAAAAAATGCCAAATCCGATAAAACCACCAAGAATAAGTAAGGAACTTATTGACTATTTGGACAGAATTTTTCCAAATCAATGCGCAGACCTTAAAGATAATGAGAAAACTATTTTTTATAAATCAGGACAAAGGTCTGTCGTTAATCATTTAATAGAAAAACAAAAACTACAAATGGAGAATTAAATATGTGTCTTTCAGTTAAAGCGCCAGCGATGCCGCCTGCACCAGAACCAATTCCTGTATTACCAATACAAGTAAGTGGTGCTACTACAAAGCAAATGGCACCTGCAAGTGCGGATGCACAAGGTAGAAATGTTAATGTCGCTTCTGCAACACAAAGAAGACGTGTTGGAAGGGGTTCATTAAGAATACCTTTAGCAAGTTCAGGTCTTACAGGGTCTGGCTTAAATTTACCTTCAGCATAATAAATGCCAACAGATAGATATGTCCTTTCGGACAAGGTAATTGAAGATAAAAATTCAATTCAGGCACAATACAATAAATTAGAAATAGATAGAGAAGTTTATTTAGCAAGAGCAAGAGATTGCGCTGAATTAACAATTCCTACTTTATTTCCACCAAAGTCTGCACAACCATCAACAGAATATAAATGTCCTTATCAAAGTGTTGGTGCAAGGGGAGTAATGAACTTAGCATCAAAATTGATGTTAGCTTTATTTCCACCACAAGCACCTTTCTTTAGATTGTCTTTAGATGATTTAGTTTTCAAACAAGTTGAAGGCGACCCATCTCAAAAGCAAACTTTAGAACAAGGTTTGGCAAAAATTGAAACTGCAGTTATGGATAATATGGAAGTATCTAATGACAGAGTTGCAATTTATGAAGCATTAAAACAATTGATAGTTTCAGGAAATGTTTTGTTAAGATTAACTGATAAAGGATTAAGAGTTTTTAGATTAGAAAATTATGTAATAAAAAGAGACCCACAAGGTTCTGTTCTAAAAATTATAATAAAAGAAAGTTTAAGTCCTACAACTTTACCAGACAAAATTAGAAAAGCAGTTTTAGAAAATAAAGATGAAGGTTACGATAAAGATAAAGATTTAACTTTATACACTTGTGTTACTAGAGAACCTAAAAATTACAAAGTAATGCAGGAGTGTAATAAAAAAATTATTTTAACTAAAGAATATGGTTTAGATAATCTTGGATATATCCCATTAAGATTTAATCGTGTGGATGGAATGAACTATGGTCGTTCACACTGCGAAAGTTATCTCGGAGATTTGCGTAGCTTAGAAGGATTGACAAGGTCTATATTAGAAGGTTCAGCAGCAGCATCTAAAATGCTTTTTATGATAAATCCTGCAGGAACTAGCAGAGCATCAAGTATAGCAAAAGCACCTAATGGAGCAATCATAGAAGGAAATGCACAAGATGTTTCAGTTTTACAAGCAAACAAATTTGCTGACTTTAGAATTGCTTTTGAAACAAGTCAAAGAATAGAACAAAGATTACAATTCGCATTTTTATTAAATGCGTCAGTACAAAGACAAGCTGAGAGAGTAACCGCAACAGAAGTACAATTGGTTGCTAATGAGTTACAGGATGCTCTTGGTGGTGTTTATGGTGTACTAACAACAGAATTTCAATTGCCTTATATCACTGCAAAATTAGCAATGTTAAGACAATCGAAACTTCTACCTGACTTACCGAAGAATTTGGTAAGACCTAAAATCATTGTTGGTTTAGAAGCATTAGGTAGAGCAAGTGACAGAATAAGATTACTTCAATTCCTTTCGGATTTAGCAGGTACTCTTGGTGCTGAAACTTTAAGCAGATACATTAATCTTGATGATGCTATTAAGAAATTTGCAGTAGCGAATGGAATTGATACGCAAGGATTAATTAAAACTGAAGAACAAATCCAACAAGAACAACAACAACAACAAGCGGCACAATTTGCCCAGTCTTTACAAGACCCTAGAGTATTAACAGAAGCAGGAAAAGCTATGAATAACTCTGGACAACAAATTGAAGTCGAAGGAGTAAATCAATGAGTACAGATAGAGTAGAAATAAAACCAGACGCAATAGAAAAATCTTTAGAACAGTCTGCAGAAGATTTAAAAACTAATGATGGAGTTGATGTCAGCAAGGATGTTGCAGTCAATAAAAGTGGCGAAGGAGCAAGAATTAACGAATTGTCACAAGAAGACTTACAACAAAGCACAGAAGATAAACCTGACTGGTTGCCTTCGAAGTTTAAAAATGCTGAAGAACTTGCAAAAGCATATGGTGAACTTGAAAAATCTTTTTCTTCTAGAAAACAAGAAGAAGCACCAAAAGAAACTTCAATACCAGAAGTTAGAAAACCTACAGAAGGTCAAGAAGCATTAGGTAAATTTTATGATGAGTATGCAGCTAATAGTTCTTTATCAGATAAATCTTATGAAGAATTAGCAACTAAACATGGTTTATCTAAAGAACTTGTAGATGGTTATATTGAAGGTCAAAAAGCTATTGGCGATAATCAAACTAAAGCCATACACGATTTAACTGGTGGCGGTGAGAAATATACCGAACTAATGGATTGGGCAGGTAAAAACTTATCTGAACAAGAACAACAAGCATACAATAGTATGGTTGACAGTGGGAATGTTGATGCTGCAAAACTTGCAGTTCAAGGTCTTATGTCTAAAGCAGGTGTTAATTATAATCCTAAACAACCAGAATTATTTGAAGGTGGAGACCAAATACCTAATGAT